AGTTGATGACCGATGAACGCAACTATTGCCAATTCCACATCGGTCGAAGCCTTCCTTTCTGTTTGCCAGTCCATAGGCTGCAAGCTAAGGGAGGTCTTGTGGGGCTACGGTCGCAACTTTGCCGAGTGGGTTGGAAACCCGGCAAGGGTGCAGTTGTTGTACGCCATCTTGACACTTTTTGGAGCGTGGTTGACGGTATCATTGTTTATGACGATGATCGTGATCGCCTTTTTCATTGTCAGGCGTATTTTAAGGTTCCTCTGGTGGACAGTGAGGTCCCTAGCGGTCAGCTCCCCTCCTTTGTGGTCGAGTTTGGGTCGCCTAGCGGGCTTCGCTTTTCCCCCTTTAATGGTGTACCGATATCTGAAGAGTACCGAGCTCATACTGAAGACGCAGGAGGAATCAACAACCTCAAAGCCTTCCAAGCAGAGCTCGATGCTGTCGGAATCCTCCTCTCCATCCGCAGTGGTGTACCTCGTTCAGAACAAAGAGGTGTGCCCAGTTGTTGGTAAGGTGGTGCCCGAGATGGCCACGAACAATACCCCTATAGACACAACCAAGCGTATGCCGGTTTTCGCGTTCAGCGACCCCACCGGCCACAACGTTTTGGCCACGGTCAACATGGTGAAGAATGTTCGCACGCCAACAGGTAGGGTTATCCCCCTCGGTTTCCTCACCGCGGTCCACTCTTATGTGAGCTGCTTGCAGAATTCCGGGGACCCCGAGGAACCCGACAACGAATTCTTTCACTTCATCTCCCCGTTTAGCCGTTCCTACTGCCGCATCCCCAAAAAGGATTGCGATGTCAGGTTTAGCTTCCGGGACGATCAGAACGACGGCTGGCTTCTGTGGACTACCAAGCACGACACGTTGCTTCAGGGTTCGCTCAGCTTGCCGGCGGCAGCGGAAGTGGCTAGGTTTCGCAACAACCACCCCGTTACAGCATTCATGATGAGGAAGTCAGATGGGCGACACAAGCTGCAGGTGAGCACGGGTCACGCCGACTTGCAAGCAGCTTTCTACTTCAAGCACTTGTGCAGCACTCAACCTGGTGATTCCGGCGTTGCCCTGTACCAAGGCGGCAAGGTCGTCGGCGTGCACCGGGGGGCGCTCCCCGCCGCGGGAGCTGCCAACTGCGGTTACACGTTTAGATTTCCTCCGTTGCCTCTCACCGAGAGTTATGTCAAGGAAGTAGAGGAGGACTTCCAACTCTACGGAGCTGACTTGACACGGGAGGAGTTGAAACGAGAGCTGGAACGTGAGGCGGAAGCCATGAGATTTGATGACTACGACAACAACTTTTACGCCACTTACAAGAGAGCCGGCAAGAAGGTTGCTTTCGACATCATGTCGAGTGACGCTGTAGCAACTAGCGAGAAGCTAGTGAATAGAGCACCTAGTGAGTGGAAGAGTGGATTCAGCTGGGCGGATGATGAGGAGAGCAATTTAAAAGTTACGGCTCCTCTAAAGACCCCAGAGGAGCCCTCAAGAGCTGGGCAAGCGGTAGAGCAGCAGGAGTCAGAGTCGAAGGCGGAAACGCCCTCAGCCGATGGACCGAAACTCTCGAAATCAGCTTTGAAGAAAGCGAAGAAGCTTGCCCAGGTGTCCTCCGCCACGGAAAGGTGCCCCTTAGAGACCACAACAGAGAGCCCAAACCCCTTGGAGAAGGACTTAATCGAGCTGCGGAAGTCATTAGCGAGCTTAGCGGATTCGGTAACCCGGATCGCCGAGCAGACTCAGCAAGAAAGAGCTTTGTCGTCCAAGCGGGAAGACGTTTCAAATCGGATGATGTCGACCCTGTCAAGGTTAGAGCTGTCATTGAAGAAACCGTCGGGGTCTACGCCTGCTGCTCAGCAGCCTCCTCCGCCACCGCCAAGATCCGCAACAACTGGATCGAAGCCGAATGCGATAGGAGCCTCCACGAGTGGTTCTCAGTGAACATCCATTGCGTGAAGCAGGGAGCGAGGCCTGGGTATCCCCTGCAAAGGTGGTATCAGACCGTCGCCGATGCTATTCAGTGGGTCGGAGTTGAGGCTCTGTTTGAGGTCTTTAGGGATAGACTTAGATTATTAGCAAATCTAGGAATAGCAGGCGTTTGCCAACTCTCCGCCGGAGAGATGGTTGCCCTTGGCGTGGCTGACCCGTTCACCGTAATGGTTAAGGGCGAGTTGCACAGCGCCAAGAAATTGGAGGAGGGCAGGGTCAGGTTGATAATGGTTAACAGCCTCATCGATCAGATGGTTGAGAGGTTCTTGTTTGAGCCCCAAAACAGTGCGGAGATAGCTAGCCACACTACCCTGCCCTCCAAGCCAGGGATGGGTCTTCACGACGAGGGACTCAAGCATCTTAGAGAGGCACTGGCTGGGATTCCTAACCCCCGCGCCTCCGACGCTAACGCCTACGATTGGCGAGTGCTTTGGTGGCACTTGGAAATGGACTTAGAGGTTCGCAAGCGCCTCACGGGTCTGGCTCCAGGAGCTCCCTTGCTTAGAGCGATGGAGGCGCGGTTTTGGGCGCTGGCCAACGCCGCGTTCGTCTTCAGTGACGGCGTGGTTTGGTCCCAAGTTGAGCCTGGCATTATGAAGTCAGGCAGCGTCCTAACCGCCGCCACTAATTCTAGAATTAGATACATGTTAGCTAGATTAGTCGGTGCCAATAGCGGCGGTAAAATAGTGGGCTGCCAACTGGCCATGACTATGGGAGACGACTGCGTAGAGTCGGACCCCGGGTCTGAGGCCGTTAGTGAGTACAGGGCTATGGGTATGGTCATTGAGTTTAGCGATAGACTCGATTTCTGCTCCACTGACCTGGAAACGTTGGAGCCGCTCACCTGGCCGAAGATGGTCGCTAACTATCTTCAGGCCAAGCCCAGGGATGAGGTTGAGGCCGCGGAGCTGCTAGGAGCTCTCAGGTACAACCTGCGAAACCTCCCGGGCGTGGATGGGCTGCTAGTCAAGGCAGGGGTGGTGGGGCAACCACCAAATTAGAATGGCACCTAGACCTAGTCTAGTAAATGGACGAAAGAAGTCCGCTAGCAAAGCAAAGAAGTCTAAGAAGGTTAAGCCGCGCGGAACTGGACAGCCAAGTCCAGCGACTCTCAGGCTCAGTACAGCTGCAGTCAGATGGAAGCGTCTCTTGGCCGATCCCTGCGCCGGCGACCTCACCGGACCCTGTTACGCGGGAACCGATGGGGGGTACCTTGTTAGGACAGTCGACAGTTATCAGCCCACGTGCACCGTCACAGCGGGAAAGACAACTGCCGACTTCTTCTTTTGCTACACCCCCTGGAACATGTCCTCAACTTCCGCCACCGGAATACAGTTCGGTGGTGGGGACGTCGGAACATCCCTTAACGTCACTGCGAACTATATGGCTAATTTTATCACGACTGCCGCGTTTGTGCGAGAATATAGGCCAGTAGCAGCGTGCGCTAAATGGGTACCGACTGGAGCCGTCGGCAATAGATCGGGAGAGGTCAGCCTGGGTTATAGCCCGGGCCTCCTTTTCCCAGCCGTCGGCTCCTTGGGAACGGCGTTCCTTAGTCAGATTAAGGCGAGTAGTCTCCACCAGCAGGGAAACGGCATGGAGAACCATGAGGTAGTCTGGGTGCCGACCATCGTAGATGAGATTTGGACCTCAAACGTCTCAGGTCCCCAGCCCGGAGCCGGAACCATTACCATTGGCCTCAATAACGTCGATGCTAGCGTGTCCGGCACCAGCGCCACCCTCAACGGATACATTCAGGTTACCACGGTCTGGGAGTGGACACCCACGGCCGCTGGCAGCCTGAGTACCCCGCTGAAAACTCCAGCGCCTGAATCCAGCCAACAGGTCATATCCTCCTTCGGAGCTGTGAAGAACCTAGTGCTGAACAAGGTGATGCAGATGGGTGGCGCTGCTGGTAATCTGGCCATGAAGATGGGCGCCATGTATATAGATAGATACACCACGGCTTCATACAATAATGGTAGATTTAACGCTGGTAACTACCTAGCTTATTAGTTTGAACTAGCTTAGAATAGAGGAGGGGGGCTGCAAGGCCCCCCTCCGGGGGCCCCCGATATCAAAGATTCGCTTAAACCCG